GTAAGTTTTCTTTTGAAATTTTTTTACCTATTTCCATTTTGGTAATTTTTGTAATTATTTAAACATTCAATAACTAACATTAAAAATTTTAGATCGTTTAATTCTCCTTTTTTATATTTTTTAAAAATATTATTTAAAATTTCAATCTGTAAATTGTTCATAAAATTTTAGTTTGTATTTGTTGGCATTCTGTTTCCTAGGATTAATTTAGCTAGTAAAAACATTCCCTCAAAAGGTAATATTACGAATAAAAACATTTGCCATACAATTTCAGCGTAAGGAAAAATAATTAAAAATCCATTCCAGTATCCTACCATTGTTGTAAGCAATGTTGAAATCTCTTCACCAATTATTGCAATACTAGAAATCGTAACATCTGGCAATATTGACATAATGCCTGTTGTAATTAGAAAAAAAGTTTTAATTAATATATTTGTAATCATTATTTTTTATTTTTAATCGTCTAAATTATCCTCATATTCGTCAATTTTTTCAGTTAAATTCATTCCGAAATTTTCTCCTAAAATCCTTTTTAGTATATAAAAAAATGTTAGCAAATAAATCAATATATTCCAATAGTAACTTGTAAATTCATAAAAAGTTTGATCATTGTTATCAGTCATGTTTCCTCCGTTAGCATTAAGTAATATTCCAAAAACATCTAAACTTAAAGTTAAATTTAAATCATTACCAAAACCCAAAGCACTTGGTAAAGTCATATCTAAACTAGGTATCGTGCTTGTTGATGTATCAGTTAAAATTGTTATAAAATCAGTTACATATCCTATTGGAAATTTTACTAAAATTTCCTCTTTTGTATCTTGTATAGCTTCGTCAATTACACTTTTACTTGGTACAAATAAAAATCCTATACATTGTCTAAAATTTTCTAAACTAAAAATACTAGAAAAATCTACATTACAGTCGTAAGCACTTTCTAAACCTGCTAAATCCTCACCAATTAAATCAATTTCTTCAAGTAATTTATCATAACCTGTTGATGTTGCTATTTTAAAACTTGTACTTGTTGAAACAAGTGTTTGTGTCATAAAATCAAAGCCTGAAATTGTAAATCTTGGTTTTGTAACTTTTGTTATATATCTCCAATTTCCTAAAACAGCATTTTGCATGTTTGTTGTTGTTGAAATATCAAAAGAACCAGAGGTACTTATTGGGAAAGTGAAAGATTTATAAACTTGTGGTAAATACATAGCTTGACCGACTAACATGTCTGCTGTGTAACTTTGTATAAAAGTTTCAATTTCCATTCCCTCTTCAAAGTCATTATCGTTGATGTAACCTGTAATATTTAAAGCAAAAGTTGTAGATGTAGCGGTTAGTTCTCCGTTATAAGGTGTTACAGTATTTATTCTTGTTGTTGTATCATTTGGGATACTTCCGTAAAGTATAAAATAAACAGCTGTTAAGTTATTACATTGATAGCAACCTTCTGTCCATGTTCCTGTTGTTCCATAAGGGTAACCTGTGTAATTAGCTGTTCCACCTACAAACCAGTTTCCGTTTCCATTGCTTGCTAGTTTTAATCTGTAATATTTTGTTGGATCTAATTGCCATGTTGTAGAAGCAAATTCAAAATTTACTATTGTAGCTGGAAAACTATTTCCAAATCCTGCTGTATTTCTCACGCTTTCGTTAGATCTCCCTGTTAGCGTTGTATAAGTTGCGTCAGTATATTCATAAAGAACAACGCTTTCGTTACTATGTGCTACTGCATATAACGATCCAGTATCAATTTTAATATCAATGCTAGACGGAATACCAGATAAACCAGTTCCTAAATTAGTATCTACTTGTTGGTTATATCCGGGATAAACATATCTTGTAGAATTATCAGTTTGTTGTTTTATGATTTCAGCAGAAATGACTTGTGGACTTATCCACATTATCCCCAGAATTATTAGTAATTGTATTTTTTTAAATTTCATTTTATAATTATTTTTGTAAAACCATAATATTTTATTTTATAAGAAAACTCTCTGTGTAGGGGGTTTTTTTATTTACTATCTTCCTAGTCCCGCAACTCTTTTTACAATTCTCCACATTACATAAATTAGTCCTAAAACCAATATGAAAGGGAAAGATACTTGTATTAGCCATAGTCCAAAGTCAATACCAGTACCAAAAAGACCTGTGAAAACATCATAGATAGTTTGTGCAGATAAACCAACAGAAGTGAAAACAGCTGTTGTACTTGCGGTTAGTGTAGGCATTTTTTTTATGAAGTTTAAATTATTAATATTCCGACCTTTTATGTCTTGATAGACATAAAGCTACTTTTTACAGCGATATAAAAAGTAGCTTTATATTTACCATTTAAAATGGTCTAACATTTTAAAAAATATAAAAACCATCAATGAAATCATTGGTGTAAAAATAAACATAATTAAAATATCTTGATTAATCATAGATTTTTAAAAAATGAAATAAAAATGTCTAAAAAAATATCAATGAATTTATAAACGAGCAATGTCAAAGCTATTGCTGGAATTAAAAATAAAAAATAATAGATAATTAATAGTGCCATGGTTTTTTAGAATTTAATTTATTAAAAATCCAGCCTATAAAATATAAGAACATAAGACCAATTATAATAGCAATACCAAAAGATATACTTCCTAAATAACCTAAAATTTTATCAATATCAGTTATGCACTCTGTAACCGTATCAGATAAAATTGTGCAAGTTGTTGTAGCAGAATTTAACATTTTTTATTTAAAATAATAAACCTCTTTTCTTTGCAATACCAATAAGACCTCCTCTTTTTTTGTAACTTCTATATTTTTTTTGAGAAGCTCTGAATAATTTATCTGCTTTTTTCTTTGTCATTTTTGCCATAAAAATAAAAAATTATAATAATAAAAATAATACCATAAAAGATTGTAAAAAAAAACAACCTGTGGATAAGACAAGTTGTTTTTTTTCGGAAGTAACACACTCTATAACAAAAATTATTTTTGTTATTTAAGTATAATATATTAAAAAAAGAAAAGCAAGCTATTGCTAGCTTGCAATTCTTTGAGTGTGTTACCTCTCCCACTAGAATAAGACCCTTTCCAATGAACTTATCCTAGTGATTTGAATATTAACATTATAAAAATAAAATGCAAATTTGCATAAATTACAAAAATAATTATAATAAATTTTAAAGGTCGGAATAACACATTAAAAATTAAAATAATAATAAATAATATGAAAGTAATATTTCCAAATGTACAATTTAAAATGTACGAAAAGTTTGAGTTTGAAAGTAAAAACGAAAACGAAAAAGGGAAAAAAATAACAGGTTATTTTTTAACTTTTGTTGATAGCTTTGGGGAAAAAATGGTTTTATCTGCCGGAAAAGATTTTCAAGATTTTGATAACAAGTTTTGTGATGTTGTTGTAGATATTACATATCGCGAGTATCAAGGTAAAAAAGGTTTTAAGTTGAAAGTTGAAAATCTTTCACTTGCGAAAAATCCTGATCTTGGTGTAGATTTGAAAAACGCGTAAAATTCGTTTTTAAGAGAAAAAAAAGGCGTTTTGGTACAATGTGCCACTTCGCCTTTTTTTGTTCGCCTACGCTTAATTTTATTTGTTCCAGCCCTATTGTTATCTTTCCCTAACAAATCCTTTCCAATTAAATTTTAAAAAACACCCCCCCTACGCTTTAGCGGGGGGGGTGTTTTTTATCCTTTTAATTTTCTTTTTCCCTAAGGGGAAAGGGTTTGAAAAGGGAGAGGGGGAAATTTATTTAAATAAATTTTTTAAAGCTAGTAATTTATCTTTGAAATTTAAATAATAAGCTTCAAAAAAAACCTCTTGTGATTTTGGTATTCCTTGCGAAAGGTAATCTGTGTTGTAAGCATTAAAAATTTTTTTTGATGCCCAATATTTTTTTACAGAAATAGGTTCAGCTTCTTCGTCTACTGTTTCACCTTTCATAACTTGAAATTCATATCTTGCAAATCTAATCCATGGCCAATTTGCAATTTTAACAATTTTATAAAAACGATTAATATTCCCTCTTGCAGATACTTGGATAGCTGTTGGTCTTTGGGTGATTATGTTCAAAGTTCTGTGAAAGTGTCTTGTGTGTAAAATTAATTTTCTTTTTTGTTTAGAAAATTTAGTACCCTCGTAACTATCAAAAATATCTTGTCCCTCGTCAAAAAAAATATGACAATCGTTTAAGCTACACAACCAATCAGCAAAACTTCCCTCTTTGTTAAATCTTTCTTCCAAAGGGTCAAAAAAATGTAAATTTTGTTTACATGGGATTTTGTAAAATATTTTTTTAAAAGTAAAAATATTATATAAAATCATTAATAAACTTTTTCTGTCGTCAAAATCTTCTACATTAATTTTCCAGTTACAATAAACAACTTTACCTTGTTGTAGTAAATCTAAAATATCTGCTGTTGCAGAATATGTTTTACCGTTTCCAATTAATCCGTAGTATAAGTTTATACTTCCCTCGCTAGCTTCAAAAATATTTAGTAAGTTTTCTTTTGAAATTTTTTTACCTATTTCCATTTTGGTAATTTTTGTAATTATTTAAACATTCAATAACTAACATTAAAAATTTTAGATCGTTT